CGAATCTCGTCTGCGTATCAGCCTACGCATTCACCAACAAACAACCGCCTAAACGCAAAAAAGCCCCTAAAGTTTTGGCTTTCCACGCGTGTCGGGCACGTTCTCCATTTAAGGAAGGAAAACCAAAGCTCTAAGGGCTTCAGTTGATTTCTATGCCCGACACATAGACGATCAAACTATACCAGATAACTTCTTTATTGTGTCAACTGCTTCCTGTGGACTATTTACTACAGTTACTTGCCCTCGCCAATCGTAATGCCATATCACCTGATCCGGAGTTAGTTTCCTAGCACTCTCAGGCTTATCCCCATCCTTGACCTCTAGTAAATAGTTGCTTCCTTTGTAACCTACTAGCAAATCAGGGCATCCTTTACCTACAGAATGAAGATGCTGGACGCTGCAACCAAAATCTCTTAACTCTTTGGTAATTTTGCTCTGGTTAGAATCTACCTTCTTAAAGACCATTACTTACCCCTTGCTCGTATAGCTTTAGCTGCTTCTATATATGTTGCTGAATTAAAAGCAATCTGAGCACAGGCCTCTCGTTCAGCCTCTACTGCCTTCCTAGTATGCACACAAGCAGGACGATCACATTCAGGATGACAGCTGTGCAGGCCATCCCATTTAAGACGCTCGCGCTCGGCTGCTGCGACTAAGGCTGCAAAGCGTTCAATGCCGTAAGAATCAAAAATGAAATCCTCCCTGCCGCGCTTATCCACCAAGTAATCGCCAGCCTCCCGCGCCATTTTTATAATTTCTTCTCTATTCACGCCAATCTCCTTTATCGCCCCTTGAACCTAGTTCCCATTGTTTTTTACAGTCATCTTCTAACTGCTTTGCTTTTTCTTTTCTTTTTTCTCTTACTAAACTTAAATATTCCATTGCCTTGTTTCTATCCTGTACTCTTAATTGCAGTACATATCGCACCTCGGCTTTATGTCTCTCATCTTCCAAATCGTCCATTGTTGTCATAGTCGTGAAGTGATCCAGCATAACGATCTAAAAATTGTTGAGAGTTCCTATCAAACCAAAAGTCATACCACTTCTCATGCTCTCCATTCCTCTGCTTCTCACACATCAGCAAAGCATCAGGAATCTTCGGGTCAACTTCTATTCCCTGCTCTGAATCATGTTCTTTCTTTTTGTTGCGCCACATTATCAATATGTTGTCCACCTGATCCGCAATCGATGATGAACCCCTTAAGTCAAACTTGCTCGGCCTAGTCTCATCATTCCCCAACTTACGAATGTGATGCACCAAATGAATATGAATATCGTAATCCCTAGCAACAGCAGTCAACTCATCAATAAACATCTTCTGCTCGTTATACGAATCCTCTCCACCTACACACTTCATCAAACTATCAATGAACATATGCGTTACACCTAAATCACCAGCACAATATTTTGTTACCGCAATCATCTTCTTTGCAGTAATCATTCCTTGCTGATCGTAAATAAATAACTTGTTGTCAGTAAACGATTCAAACCTGTTATAAACACCCAACATCTTCTGAGCATCTATTTCAGAACTATAAGTAAACGCATCACCACCAAATTGCCGAATCATCCTGTTTAACGTCAACATAGGCTTCATCTCAAACGAAGCTATGCAAACCTTTTGATTCTGCTTTATCAACCCTAGAGCAACTTGCCCTGTCATCATTGACTTACCAGAACCATTCTGACCAGCCCATACCGTAACCTCACCCTTGCGAAACTTAAATGTCTCAGCCATTGATGACCACGGAGGGCTAACAGAGTAATCAGGCTTTGGATTTAATAAGTTTTCCAGCATGTCATCTAAGTAAACCGACGCTGGCTTTATGTTGGCCTGCATATCTGTCTCTTGTAGATATTTCGCAAAATTAATATTGTCGTCATTCAGGAACATAGTCATCAAACTCTCCATACCAGCTATCAATTAAAATTCCATTTACTACAGTCAACACTCTTTGTGCTTTTGCGTCAACTAAAAAATCATGAAGCCTTTTCGCTTTTTGATAGTCTTTACATCCAGAAACATGAACAGTCATCCCAATTACAAACCGTAAATCCAACGCAGCAGGGTTTTCGTGCTGCAATATTTCTATCTCAGGATAGTCAAAAGTATCGTTAATTTTGCTCCACGACTTCCAATCAACTGTCGGGGCATGAGAAATCCATACGCCAAACGGCTTAAAACCATCTATACGCTGTTTAATCAAGGCTTCATGACCTCGCATATCAACCCCCTATTTTTTTCGCCTCAAAAGCCGTTTTTGCCCAAGCTGGCATCGCGGAAGTTTTAGGTTTGTCTTTAACCCACGTTGAATCAAATCCTGTCCATCCTCGAACAACCATCAACTCTAGCGCCTGAGATAAATTCATCCCGGCTTTCTCAGCTTCGTTCCTTATTGTCTTTAGGACACGATCTGTTATCGGAGCCTTCTTCTTAGAACGCAATGATTTAAAGTCTTTCCAGAGTTCTTCAGAAATATCGTCAGGACGTATATCGTCCTTCTTATTCTTATTCTTATTCTTCTCTAGGACATCATCTTGATATTCCGTTGATATCACGCCGATATCATCTTGTTCCAACCAATCATTTAGCTTGCAAATCATTGATTCTATGTCTTTTTCTTGCATTCTTAACCTGAACGCAATAGCAGGAATGCTAGGTAATTCGCCGTTTTTTTCAGCAGCGAGTAACCAAAGGTTTATTAAAAACTTTGAAAGTTTTGGGTCAAGCTCATGCCACTCAAGATTGTTGAGTAAATCGCAATAAAGTTTGATCCAGATGGTGCGACGCTTGTCGTTGAAGTGTTGGAACTTATTCCAGTTCCGTATGCGTACTGTCATGATGCCTCACGTTATTGGCTGACGTTACTGAAAGAATCAAGGTCAGGACGGTAACGAATCGTCTTTTCGGGAGCTACCCTAGACCTTTGTTGCAACTATAAACTATTTTTTCCTCAGTGTGCAAATCCTACATAAATCTCCATTCTGAAACTGTACTGATGATCGAGTTCTCTTGCAGCTAGGACATACTCGTTTCGTAAAGTTATATATTGTTGGGGTTTTGGACTTTGATTTTTGAGTTGCAAGTTTTAAAACTTCTTCGTTCAATTGGCTGTCCTCTAGGGCTGACTGTTGGTAAAAATGTATTCAGTGGCTTAAATATCATAGGCTGACGTATTACAACTTCTGTAACAACTTCTGGTTCTTCTATCTTAATATTTTCGTAATATCTACCATTTTCCTCCCTAAGGACTTCAAATCCAATCAGAATGTTTAGCTCTCGCGTGACCATAAATTGATCGTCGTACTGCTTTAAAGCCTTATGCAGCTGCATTACGGTTAATCCGGGATGTTTCAGTACATAGTCATAAAGTCTTGCTCTTTTGCTACCAATCTTGGGCTTATAGCTTCTTTTAATCATTTGTAAGTTATCTATAAAAAAGTTTTTACACAAAAATATTGACTGTGGTATTGTTCTCTTACCGCAACACGCGGAATTACTAGGAGAATAATATGAAACGTCACGAATTTGAGCAAGAGTGTTTGCAGATGATCTTAGATAAAAAGCCAGAAGATTTCCTTGAGGAATTCGAGTTTGGCGATATGAAAGAGTTTCTTGCAGACTTCCTCGTTAGCTACGCAGAGTATCGTAATCAACCTGCTCTGCTCAATGCCTCAATAGCTCGCGTAGTAGGTAGCATGATTGCATACGCATCAGCTTATTCTAAACACGTTGATGATCGCGTTACTGAAGAAGATTTGTGGAACTATGAACAAGATATGAAAACTCACAAATGGGAGGCTCGTCGTGATTACTAAAATGCATAACTGGGAAGTAGCCGAACTGGTCTACACCATCCGTCTGCTGGCTCATAATTTGGAGCAGAAACAGGACAAGACTCCTGAAGAAGAGGAAATCCTGACTATCGCCTACGAAGCCCTCTTGATCCCACCACGGGACATTCACGAACTAGCCAATATCATAGAGAACAATGAAAACTTTGCTTAACACTAACGATTGGTTTTCCAGACATCCAATAATCTGTGGTTTAATGATGTTGTTGCTATACATCATTGGTTGCTCAATATGAAAGACGAAAAAAACATTCTCTACAAAGCAGACTATGTTCCTTCACACAAGACGGATATACGCAAGACTTTTGCTAAGTTTAAAAAAGAGCAGAAGAAGGCTTCAACGGTACAAGTTACTGAGAAGCCACAACCTAACAATATTGTGCAGTATAAAAAATTCAAATAACGCGAAGGATAAATATGGACTCTAATTATCAGCAACAGGCTGAACATGAGCAGCAGCAGTGGCTCGTTTATAAGAAACTTCAGACAGCACGAATCAAACTTCAATCAATGACGCTAAAGAAGTCTGGTCATAATAAGTTTGCCGGCTATCAATACTTTGAACTAGGCGATTTCTTACCAACTATTAACGAGATATTCCACAGTCTCGGCCTTTGCTCTGTAGTCTCGTTTGACAATGAACTTGCTACCCTGAAGATCGTAGACGTAGAAACTGGTGGAATGATCCGATTCACTAGCCCTATGGCTGAAGCCCAATTAAAGGGATGCCATCCGATCCAGAACCTCGGAGCAGTAGAGACCTATCAGCGTCGCTATCTGTACGTTACAGCCCTTGAAATCGTTGAGCATGACGCACTAGACGCTACCACTGGTCAGGACGCTCCTAAAGCCTCTAAAGCCGTCACAGTGGACGTATTCGATTCCATCTCTAAGGAAGAACAGGATTGGCTGGAAAACACAGCTATGGAAGTACGTCTTTTGATTAAGAAAGACGATATGCAAGGGGCATTAGACTTTATCAATATGCAACAGTTTGATGCTGATTTAAAGACTGCTTTCTGGTCTAGGCTAGATAGCAAAGAACGTAGTGCAATTAAGAAGTTTTCAACAGGAAAGTAATATGGAATATAACAATGAAAATCGCGGCACACTTTACCGTAACGAGAATAAGAAGGAAGAAAACCATCCTGACTATTCTGGGAGCCTAAACGTAGGTGGCAAAGATTACTGGCTCTCAGGGTGGGTTAAAGAGTCTAAGAAGGATGGCAAGAAGTTCTTTTCTCTTTCGATTAAACAAAAAGCTAAAGAGAATCCTCACGTTAAGAAGCAAGTTGAAGATGATATGAACGACCAAATTCCCTTCTGAGGAGGCAATATGAAATATCTAATCGCACTATGGCTTGTTGCTTCATCCACTATGGCTTATGCAGCTTGCACAACGCATACATATTCAGTTAATGGACGATATGTAACCTGCACGACTTGCTGTGATTATGCAGGAAATTGCAATACAAACTGCTTTTAATCAACGAGGGAAAGCTGGCACTTTGATTAACATTGGTCTGTGATCTGGCTGGCGAGTACCTCACCTTTTAAGGAGAACTAAGTGAAACTGTTGGACACTCTAAAAGAAAAATACGACCTGAAGAACGATGCAGCTATTTCTCGCGCTTTAGAAGTCGCTCCTCCTGTTATCTCTCGTATTCGTAACGGGAAACTCGAACCTTCAGCAGATATTATTCTGCGTATACATGAGAAACTAGGTATGCCTGTGGCTGATATTCGGGCTTGTTTGTGAGAGTCTTGTGGTATGTGATCTGCATACTAGCGATTATCTGGGCTGGTTCTGAGTTGTTTGTAGATCGAGTCCAGAGAGCCTACTTCAGAGGGTATCAGGACGGTCTTAGAGCCGTTCCTAGACCTCCTACAAGCGATTCTCAGTGTGCAGCATGGCTAATGGAAACTAATATGAAAGATGCCAAGCGGAGGATATGTAAATGAAAACTCCTAAAGAGCTAGATATTGTTCGTAGACATGAAATGTTCGATGACACTCCTCTTATAGTTAAAATTCTAGAAGATGGAAAGATGCAAGAGATAGCTAGACACGTTCATAAAATGCACATTTACCAGAAGCATCTAATCGCTGAAGTCAGAAAACTACGGAGAGAACTAAAAAAATGAGTTGGAATATTACAGAATTGAATGTAATCAGGTGGAGTGAAGCGCGAGGAATTATCCCTAACTCAACGAGTCTTGCTCAATATAAGAAGGCTCAGGAGGAAATGCATGAACTTCAGACAGCTATTTGCGACAGAGACAGGGCAGGAATTATTGATGGAGTTGGCGATGTTCTTGTATGTCTTATTAATGTTTGCGCTCTTGAGGATATCAGCATGACTCAGTGCCTAGAGGCTGCATATCAGGAGATTAAGGATAGACGGGGTACATTAGGTAAAGATGGAATTTTCCGAAAGGAAGCAAATGGCTAGGCCTCGTAAGAATCCAGATGATCCTAAGTGGTCACAGCCAGAACAAACCGACGTTAAACTGGTTCTCTATGCTGTGTCTCTAGCAGGCGTAATAGCTCAAGGAAAGCCAATGAGTCAGGAGCAAGCAGCTAGAGCCGCTATGGAATATGCCGAGGCTGCACTAAAAATATGGGGATAATATGGGCTGGAATGAACAAAAACGATATAAACAACGCAAAAGAGAAGAACTAGAACGAGTCAAACTTCTACACGATCTATTCTTTAAACATCCTATTTCAAAGAATCATACTGAGCGTAACACTGCTTTAGAGCAATCCTTAATTCGTCGGCTTCTCTAGCGATCCCGATAAGAAACTCTCCATCCTGTTTGTATAGGTCTTTTCCGGTACAGCCACTTTGTCCAGTGCCGGGGGTTTGGGACACTCCACTACCCTCGGTGCGGTTTGGACGGTCGCGCAAGCTGTTAGCAAGGGCAATAGACTTAGCGTTAATCTCCCTAATCTCACGATCCTTCTCCTGACGTAACTTATCGGCATTACCCTGCATTGCCTGTTCTTTTTCCCGCATAGCCGTAACATTAGCCGCGTATTCCTCAGCCAATTTAGCTCTCTCCTGATCCCACTTGGCTTGAATCTTAGCCTGACCAGCATCGTCACCTTGCCAATGACCAACACCGTAGGCTAAGACCACAGCTACAACAGAACCAGCTATGAAATAAGGATTCATTTCTTAGGAGGAATAGCAGTTCCATCTAACTTTTTATGAACCTTAATCTTTTTGCAAACTTCTACTTCTTTACCTTTTTTCATTTCTTTAGTGCAAACTTCTTTCATTTCTCCACCAGCAAACGCAATAAGTGGGACAACCGCAATAAGTGTAATGAGCTTTTTCATTCGATCTCCGGATGTGGTGGTTGAGCAGGAGCAGGTTTGCCTCTAAAACCCTCTACAACAGGCTGTGAGGCGCTTATTGGATCAAGTGTAGGTTCAGTCCTAGCCCACTGCGGAGTAGGCGTAGAAGCCTTCCAAGTGCCCTCCTTAGGCTTATCTTCCCTTTCTTCTTTAGTCGATAGTCCGGGAGGCGTAAACTGCGGCAAAGCATCCTTACCCTTAACAGCTAATAGAGTTGCCAAACTGCCAAGTATGTACTTAGACATATCTGACAGGATCAGGAAGAACTGCTTATCAGCAGGAGCCATTCCATTCATAGGCTGTGTCACAAATACAACACTATAAAGTGACACTCCAACCATGATAACTACAGTGCAACAAAAGGTTAATGCGATACAAAACTTAATTACCGCATCGTGTTGCTCCTGCGTCATTGCAAGAAACTGGCTTATCAACTTTAGGGGATTCATCTTTCATGTCCTCTGGTTTGGTCAATTGATCTGGGCATGTACCTGTTGCTGAACAATAAGGCCGTTTACACTGCTTCTTTTCCCAATTCTCAGGGTCTTGGCATTCGTACCGGAACCTATCACACCCAAATAGACTAAATACCAAGCATACGAGCAATACGCGCATACTGAAGCTCCCTATCTTCCATGCCCTTATAACCACCATTAATTACCTTCGTCATACCCTTTAAATCTCCAGCATCAGCGAACTTATTCAGGTTATTAGTCTCCCAGAACCAGCAAGCACTCTGGGCTGCACCTTCAAAAGTCTGCATATACTCCGAGGCTTCTTCAGGAGTAATCTCAAGGCTCATAGCAAACCGTTTGAAATTATCCTTGCCAGTAAGCTGGATTAGACCTTTTCCTGCGTACACGAACCCTTCTTGAGAGGCTTCATCGCCATTGCCCATACGATTCGCATAAACCCTACTAGCTATCTTTCTAGGGTTCTTTTCATACCTCTGAGCAGACTCCATATCGAAATACTTAGGAAAGACCTTGAGAAGCCCTGAAGCCTTGTAATTCAGGTTCTCAGTGACGAAAACGAAGCCACCTGACTCATGATGACACTGCGCCATGAAGTAAGCCACTCGTTTAGGAGTGTTAATGTCGTAGTCGTTAAGCAGAGTTCCACCACCTAATTCAGTCTGAGTACCAAATAAAGTGGAATGCCATTGCTCTGCATATTTAGTGTGTGGCGCAAACTCTTTAAATTGCTTTATGGAAATCACATACCCTCCAATATCTTAGCCCTGAGTTCTCGCATTTTTCTAATCTCTGTAACAGCCGCCTGTGTAGCGTTGTGCATATCTAAATAAGTCATCGCCAATAGTGGAATAGCAATAACAAACGTCAATGCCATTATTGCAAGACATAATACGATAACGAGCGATACGTCTGACTCATCCTTATTAGTATTATTACGCCCCACATCCACCCCACCACGAACAGGATCGCCCCAACGTATGTCGCTAGTGCCTTTAGGCGGTTTATTGCTCTTCTGCGTTGCCATGCGACTATTTGATTCTTTCTAAGTTCTTCAGCTAACGCCTCGTTTTGTTCCTGAACAATCTGATTCCACATCTTCTCCCACCGTGTATATACATCTGATAACTCTGGTGGAGTGTTATAAACCATTAATGTTCTTACCTCAGATAAAGAAGCGTCTAACTGTGTCCTTATTTGAACCCGTCTTAAAGCTCGTCTAGCTAATGATTCTGAACCTTTATAAAGTTTCCTAGCGTTAGCTTCTTCCTCTATAAATGCCTTTGATAACCTATCGTACTCGTCAATAAACGTACCTAGATGATTCCAAATATCGTTTAAGGCATCTTGTGGATGCGTCTTAGAGACTTCCTGAACCCTCTTAACCTCCTCGTTATATTGCTTAACCTGAGCAGGAGTAGGGTCTGTAATCTTGTGAAACTGTTTCTTTAAATCCGCTAGTACATCTGATACATCACCGGCTGTGCTTTTAATTTCCTTATATAAAGCAACGCCACGCTTGCACAGGTCTATGGCAGTCGTGGCGGCTTTAAATGCAGCAGCTATAGTGATCGGATCAATTTTTTAACTCTTTATATGACCATTACCGCCTAACCATACAAGAAGGAATAATGCTCCAGCGCCTACGATCCAGAATATCTTCTTGACCACAGAACGACCCACTTCTTCATAGATTTTCTTGAAAGCAACCTCAGCAGCCTTTTCTGCAATATGGTTGATTTGCTCATCAGTAAGTTGAACCTTTTCCACTTCTAGCTCCGTTATTGGTTGATATTCGCCAATCTCGCCAAATTCACCTGCTACCGCCCTGTTAAATAACTCTCTACCGTAATCTTCTGGATCATCTGCTCTAGCGGTAAATGGTAACTTCTGACCGCTAATAGTTACAAACATATCAATTCCAGTGTGTTCTGCGTTAGCCCATTTCATTAGCTAATCCGTAGGAATAAAGTAATTCTTGTCCTAGAAGAACCAGAAGAACTATTAACACGACCCATAGCCCTCCAAGTACCAGATAATGTAGAAGAACCTCTAGTTGCATCCATGCCAGCTTGTGCATCCGCTGTTACAGCACTTAAAGCTACATGACCAGCAGGAGAAATATCCGATCCTGCATAAGTGCTTCCTTCAGTTACAGAAGTGTTATAAATATATCCAAGAACATAAGTACCAACAGCACCATACGATAGAGCAGCAATCTTTGCGCCAATGTCTAAAGTAACTGCACCAGTAGAGCCATCTACAGACGTAACACCAGTGTTAGTAATCGTAGGATTGCCTGATACACCATTGCCATTAGTTACAGAGATACCAGTACCAGCAGTAATCGTTCTAGCTGTAGTCGTAGCCGATGCAGTACGAACCACTACACCGTTAGAACCGGGGTCAGATAGCTTGGTAGAACCACCAATAGCAGTGTCCACATAAGCAGTCGTAGCTACCTTAGTCGTATTGTCATTAGGAGACTGAGTAGTAGCTGTAGCAGACGATCCTAAAGCCACCGTAGAACTAAATACAGCAGCACCAGAGCAGGTAAACGCGCCGCCTACTGTAAAACCATCTCCATCAGTACCACTTTGCATATCCTTTAACTGAGCCATTAACTCACGGATTGCATTATTAATACCAGATGGAGCACAGCCTTCAGCAATGTTAATACCACCAATATCGGTATTGTTTGACGCTGTTGAACTGTATTCAGATACTTTGTTCTTTGGCATGATTACTCACCGTAAATTTGTTGTAACTCTTCCTGCGTGACATTCAACGGAGTCAGCAGCCCTCTAGCACCAGTAATGGCAGGAGTTAAGTTTCTAGGAATTTGTGGAGCACCGCCAGCCCTCATTACATCTGCTAAGTTCTCAAGAGAACGACGACGCATAGCCGTAGCTCCTGCTCTAGCACCCATAGCGCCTAATGCAAATGGAATACCAATTGCAGGATCATAAACAGAAGCGCCACCAGCAAACAATCCACCAACTGGCCCTGTAGGAGCAAATCGACCGTAGAACTTCAGCAAATTCTGCGTCGTAGAACCTTTAGCCGCAGCACGAATTGCAGCCTGTTCATCTTTAGTGAACATACGCATTTGCTTGTCATTCTTAGCCAATTGACGAAGCTGCTGTGCCATAGAATTTTCAGCGCCAGACTGAGTAAACTTACTCACATCAAGTTGTGCATTTTCTAACATGCGCTCAAATATCTCGCCTTTCATCTGACGAGAATATTGATCTCTGGCTTGTTTCCAAATACCAACACCAGTTTTAGTATTGGTTCCAATAATGTCAGACGTAGGAGCGTTCAGCACATAATCGTCAAACTTCTCTTTGAGAATCGTAGCCAAACGACGCTCAGCAGCATCAGGGCTGGCTTGAGCATTCTGAACAATCTTTCTC